CGAGCAGACGGGGAACTACGTTCCCTAACCGTGGGCGGCTAGCCTTATTGAAATAGAGGTTTCTATGAGGGACCTCCTTGAAGGACACTAGCTTTCTTTTTCGATTTCTCAGACTTATCTGGGAGAATCTCAATAGATCTAGTTTCTTCAGAATCCGTGTTAAGATAGTCATCAATCGACTCAAAGATTTTAAGTAACTTTTAGTGATTCTCATAATCTTCGGGATTGATGTGAACGGTACGAGACAGTGTTGACTTGACATTTTCGACGTACCAAATTGAATCAGTGAAACTCATGAAGTCTTCCTGAATGGGTGATTCTTTAGTCTCTTCATTTGAAGTAAGACCACGATAGCCACCGGAGGGATTAAACCCACTGATAACCTTGAGACCAGAACCACCTGGAACAGCAGACATTACTGCGTCGGCTAAACCTGCTCTAAAGAAAGCAGCTGCTGCTCAATCCGCATAATGCTCGGCGGAAGTAAGATACCCTTAGAGGGCGTTCCAAATACCTTTACCCTTATCTTTCACTTAGCCTGAATCAACGACTTTCAATATGGGCTCAGTTGCCAATTTACCTCTAGCACTCGGACGGATCTCAAAGGGAGGAATGTTGGAGGAACCGACAGGCTAGGGTGCAGGAGGAGAATCAATTGATGCGATGAAAGTGTTAGAGAAAGGAAATTGATAAACGTAGTTTAAAGAAAATTGAATGGAGGCATTAAAGGCAGTTGGGGTGTTGGTTGTGATAGACAGGGCTGGGGTGGTGATGATAGCGTATTCACAAACTTCGAACTACAAATCAGCTGCAGTGGGACTAGGATCAAAAATTAAATCTTCATTCTGTACAGGAGCTCTGAGAATTATCTTATCCATGTCCACTTGTTCTGCTAACTAGATCATTTGAGTAACAGTAAGTCCTGTCTAAAACTGGTTGTAAGCAACTCTGCCTACATACGCTTGACCTGCTAAGTTAGCTTGAGGAGCTGTAATTGAAATTCTAGCTTCAGCAGACCAAACGAAACCCGAAATGGAATAAGCAGAAAAGTCACCGCCATAAACAGTAGCCATAGTTTAACCATCAGTGTTAGTGTAGTTCAAAGTTGTTGAGGCGTTGTGACTCATGTACCAATTGAAACCGCTGGTTCTGGCTGCTGAATTAGCTCTGAATAAAGGTGCATACAAAAAGATAGCATAGCCGTTTGTAGCTGTAAGTTGAGGCAAAAGATAATTAACAGACAAAGTTCTACTTGGTGTTTCAACAGCATGCCCTTAGGCGATGAATGGCACGGCTTTTGTACCTGGAAAGGCTTTTTGCAATTAAAACTCGTCTACAGCTGATAATCAGATATACCCAACTTAGGAGTCTTTCTATCTGGCCCTCTAAAGGAGGCCAAAGTTTGGAGCAGTAGTGGGTCATGCTTTTCCTGACTGTTTCGAGCTAATGAGTTGGATCTTTGTAACCTAAGAGTTTGCTTTCTTAGACTTTCGAGGTTACTACATCTTAGAGTTCTTCTTCTTCTAATTATTTTTCTTCGTTTCCATGAATGTTGTTATTATTATTACATAGGGTGTGGGACAACCCTGATTTCCGATATCAAATAACGACATTCTAACTCCAAGCGGATTCAATGCTAGAAAGAGGTAGATCAAGTCTCTCTCAAACAACAGAATCAAGATAAGGAATATCTGAAGGATCGAGATCCACATGCCAAGTCTTTTCAAATGGTCAGACTTAAACCTTGTCGAAAGATCCAAAAAAGTTTCTCTCAGGGTCAGGAATCTAGACAAGGTGGCTCAATCTTGACTGCAAGAGGTCTTTAAGAAAAGGCAAAGGGAGGTCGGAAGAAGAACAATCGAGAAGAGCTTTCACGTAAAGATCAGGTCAAGCTTAAATATCCACATTGTTCTTAAAATATTTTTACTTCTCGAAAACAGCTCTCTCAGGATTTCATATCACTACGTGTCGACCACTAGGAGTCATGAATGACCATTTACTACA